GTAGAAGCATCATATACTTTTAGATGGGGCATCACTCCTACAGACTTAGCATCGGATTCTCTAATACCTACATGAATACCTACACCACCACCCATCATAGATAACCAATTAACTTCAGATAGGCAGTCTACTAATCCTTCAGAACTATCATCTAAATACGATAGATAGCAGGATATAGGTAGCTGTCTTTTTTCATTCTTAAAAGAAAGAATAGGAGTAGAAAAACTTAACCAATGCTTAGAAGCATACTCATATAATCTTTCTGCGTGTTCTTCATTAGATGCAAAGAAATCACAAACAAACTTAAAGCGTTCTTGTGGACTCTCTTCATCCACTTTCATATAACTTTCTTTTAGCCTAGTCTTTCCCAATTCATCAAAGAGAGCATCCCTCTCTAGGTTTACTTCATACGCCATCTTGTTCTACTTTTTCTATTAGTTTGTTTAAATAAAATGCTGCTTTATTTAGATCCTCTAAAGGCTTACCCTTGTAGACATATCTCCAAATATATTTCTGACAGTTCCCTTTTAGATACCCTCTGAACTCAACAGGGGGCATTGATGCTTCTATTGCATCTAAACACTCAATTCCAAATTGATTATAGTGGCTTGGATGATTAACAGGGTCATGTTCTTTATACTCTTCCCCTGGGTAAACTCCTTTAGTCATAACTGACTCTAATTCTTCCCCAAAGTCTTGAACCTTTTTCATTTGTTCATCTATAGTGTCTCCTTTTTGAACAGTATCAAAAGGTGGAAAATGAGCAGTAGGGGTTCTTGATCGTGCTATCTCACGATTCCTACTTTCTTTACTCTCGTAGATTTTGAAATGCTCTAAATCTTTTTTATTATCTTCTGCCATAGGTTCTCCTTATTAATGAAACTTTTTAGGGTCTTTTTTTGTAGTTACAAATTCTTCCATATCTACGATGTTACTTGTTTTGCCATTCATTTTAGCTTTGCCCTTTGGCTTACTATCCATCTGTTCTATAAATTCTTCGTCTGGGGTAAACACAATCTCAGTCTGTGGATCATCAGGGAAAAGATCTTTTGACAGCATCTGTTCTTTAATTTGTAACCCTGCTTCAATAGCTTTACCCATCTGGAACACTTCATAAAAACGAGTGTGCATATACCCAGATAGCCCATGTATTAGTGTAATCAGGGTATCTACTTCTATATCACTAGCAGCAGTATCATTAGGAAAGAACCACTCTACTTGGCAGTCAATAGCCCCATCTTCTAAAAGATATAAAGTTATTTGGGCTGAATTATCTTTTTTATCTTTATATTCAGACATATTATTTTTTTTGCTCCTGTTTTAGTCTCTCGACTATGTTAATGGATCTTAGTTTTGATTTCTCTTTTACCCAGGAGTTTGGAACTTCCTTGTCTGCGTAAGTAAAACCATGTTTTTCGCACCACTCCCCATAATTAGACTTCGCTCCTTTTCTTAGCTTTGTCCTAGAATTACTGAAGACAAAACGAATATCTAAATTAGGGTATTGTTCTTTTATAAGAAGATGTTTCTTTCTATCTTCCAGTACAAATAGTCCTTTAAGTTCGAGTACAATCCCATTGGGGAGTAAATAATCTGGTGTATAAGTCCTATGAATAACAGGGACAGTATAAGGAATTTTAAAGGATTCATATTCTGCATCTACATTTAACTTTTTAAGTTGTTCTCCAACTTTTTCTTCAAGCCCACTTCTGTAGCCTTTAGCGATAGCTCGTTGTCTAGGCCCAAACTTTCTTCTATTCATTTGGTGTTTCTGTCGTATTCATAAACTAAATCAGCACCAGAGAGTTTTTCTCCAAAGTGCACAATCTCGCCATTATGAAGCCTTCTTTCTACAACACCATCATTATACTCAATATCAGTAACATGGTGCTCATCAGTATCTTGGGGGCGAGTGTCATACCACATTGATTTAAGCCTGTGGCAATGAATAGTCTTAACTCCTTTAGCCCACTCTTCAGCAGCAAGTTTCTTTCTATGTTTTTCTACAAGACCACTAAACTGTCCCATAATTACTCCTCTTCTTTTTTGTTATTAAATTCTGAAGGATCATACTTTTTAACTAGCTTCCAATATTCAAGAAGACTATTGAACATAGCTAGGTGTCTAGTATGAGTTTCTTTATCCCATTTATAAGAAGCAATTAGATCTGTCTTTTCTCTATCTACAAAGATAGAAACCCTCTCAGGTTCTGAAAAACCACAGCCTTCAGCATACGCTGATAATTGCATACCATGTTCATCATAAACTAAACGAGAAGGCTCTTTACCTTCTAACCCATCTTTAGTTTTAAAATCTACGAATATCCCTGACTTAGAATATAGATCTATTTTCCCACCATACCCATCAGGAGCACAGAAAGAATCTTCTGCGACCCACTCTTCTCCTGGGAAGTGTTCATCTAAATATTCTTTTATAGCCCTGTAAGGCTTAGTATCAGATTCGCCTAGAAACCCTTGCTCTATCATAGCATGAATAGCAGTTCCTCTTTCGGCTGCTTTCCTTCCTATTTCTTTTGAGTCTTGCTTACATCTGTAAGTAAACTGATCTAAAGTTTCTCCAGGACTTTGTTGTAAGGTTAGGGCTGAGTTTAGAGCTTGGTCTATCTTCCAATTCTCTAAAGAAGGTTTAGCTGCAATACCTATAATAGTAGTTACAGAAGGTACAAACCCTTCTTTCCTTGCATCTCTTAGTGTTGTATTTCTTTCCTTTCCATTCTTTCCTATAAGTGTATACATTGGTTCGCCATCTTGAGCATACCAATGACCACTTTCTGCTGTAAATTTACTAGCCATTGTCGTAGTCCTCTATAATTGCAAGTCCAAGATTATAAGCAATCTGAGGAACTATAGAGTTCCCTAGAGACTTTAATCTGTTGACTTTATCTTCTTGGTTATGTGTAACTCTAGTAATCTCAGGTTCTGCATAGAAACCCTGATGACTTTCTAAAGTCTGTTTTGTGTTATCGTTTAAATCTGTGTAGCCTTGACCATATCCCATAAGCCATTCAACCCAATCCGAGTTTAAATGACCCCCTGGTTGTTGTTTCTTTACCTCTATTTGGTCATGTGCTACTTCAGTCTCTAGGTATCTTTTATGTTGTAGATCCGATAATCCTTGAGACATTTTCATGTGCATCCCTATGGCTGCTCTAGGAGTAGGCCACATTCTCTTTTGTTCTTCTTCTTGAACAGCAACTGTTAAAGGTTTTCCCCCTTGAGAATACTTCTTTGTTCTTTCAGTAGCTGAGTCCTGAGTGGGGGTAGGCCAAAGCCTATGAGGGTTTTCTGATTCAGAGTCTGTAACTGCTGCATTAAGATTCCAACCATGAGTACCTTTAATCATTGAAGGGCTTGGTTGTTCAAAGTAAGCCATACGAGTAGTGGCTCTAGGGGTAGGCCATAAAGACTCCCCTTTAGTTTGTTCCCATTCAGCTTCTTCTATAGTAGTCATCTGCTCATCAAAACGAGCACCTTTATCTTCTAAAAGAGGTTTAATAGTTTCCCAATCTTCAATAGAAGGATGACTGAATCCACTTTTATCTTTCCTAAACCAATGCTCAATAGTTGTCTTTTTAATATCAGTATTATCAGACAACTCTTTTACTGAAGTCTGTTCTCTCAGATATTCTACAAAACAATTTTGAGGGGGTAGGTTAGGTCTTACTACTATAATATGATCTTCAAACTCTTTCATGAGTTCTGGATTATTTATAATCTCTTGCATCATTACTTGATCTACAAGAGTTATCTGTACTTGTTCTCCTGAAGCTCTTTTAGTTTTACCTTGGAGAAGTTTAGTAGCGTGTTTTAGAGCATCTCCTTTTGCATCCATAGTGGTAGGAGTTCTCCACATAGTCTCATGGACTTGTTCTCTTAGATTGCTACACCCACCTTGCTTGGCTGCTTCTGTTAGATCTTCCTTGGCTCTAGGCTTTTGGTTGATCCTTGTCCCATCAGTTAATTGGGGAGTTGCCCATAAGGTTCTTTCCGATACACCAAACTCTTTGTCTTTGGTGGGGGGCGTTGACGCTAGGAGCTGGAAGTACAAACGACCTTGTGGAGTAGCCTTCGCTCTCCAACTCAAAACACACCGAGTCGAGTGCCACATTGACGAAGCCACCAACATTTTCGATAATCGTGTAAGTGGGTCTTTTGTGCTTAATAATTTCAAACAAGTACGGCCAGAGGTGTCGAGGGTCTTCCTCGCCTTTTTTTCTTCCGGCAACACTAAATGGTTGACATGGGATTCCTGCTGTGTAGATGTCTGCGTCAGGGATAGTTCTAATTGCTTCTTCATCTTTACTTAACTCAATGAGGTCTTCATAAATTGGGATGCCTGGAAAATGTTTTGTTATAACCTTCTGACACCATTTATCGGCTTCACAGAAGGCAACAGTTTCAAAGCGTTGGGTGGCTTCAAGACCTAAACTAAAGCCCCCAATCCCACTACAAATGTCGAATATTCTGAGTTTATTGGTCTTCAAAATCTTCGCTCAGATCTGCTGAGTTAGAAACAACTGCATCAATAGTTCTGATGTCATTCTGAGCATCTGTTAATGCTCGTTGGTATTTACCTTGGATAGCCTTATTCTCTCTAACAATCATGTCAGCCATGCCTTGCATAGTTTCAAGAGTGAGATCATCTACAGGTATTTTCTTTTTAAGGTTAGGTTCAAAGTGCATTACGAAATAGACAACACTACCTTGCTTTCTGCGTTCAGTAGTAACAGTTGCACTATAGTCCCAAAGGTTTGATCCTTTTGGTAATGCCTTCTTAAACTCATCTTCAAAGGGAGAAAATTTACTTCCTTTTAAAAGAATAATTGCAGGTAAGTTCTCATGCTTAACTTTAGCACCTGTTGATGTTGCACCATCAAAGTCTACTAAACATCTAACTTGCCTAAAGCATTTGATTTCAGAGTATTTAGCTCGTTCATCATCAGTTAGTTGCTTGAGAGTTTTACTATCAGGTCTACCACATCTGACAGTTCCTTTTTCATCAATCGGTTCTTGTCCCCAATTAGTGAGTAGGATAGTTTTATTCGCCATTTTCTTTTCAGCCTGACTCCAATGTAAGTATTGGTAATGATGGGCTAAAGGTCGGATGGTAATAGTTTCAGCAAAGGCTCTTTCGCCCTCGACTCCTTTGATCCAGAATAATCCCTTCTTAATTGGATTA